CTCATGTTGGCGGTCAGACCGATCATCTTCAGGTCGTAATTGAATTTTGCCGCCTTGTTCGACAGCAGGAATGCAGGAACAGCCACCGCCGCGCCAACGGCTGCGGTTTCACCCATCTTCTGACGTGCAGCACTCTGGCGTGCCATATTGTCGGCACGCTGCTTCTCGATGCGCTGCATTTTCTCCATCACAGCGCGCTGCTTCTCGATCTCCTTCGTCAGCTGCTGGTAGCGCTGCCGCATCGCTTCGACGTCTTTGCCCTGGCGTCCGAAGGTCTGGATCGCCTGGCCAAGTTTGCGCTGCTGCGCTTCTAGGTTGCGCAGCGTCTGGCCTACCTCGTTCAGCTTGCCCTTGGTCCGATCGATCGAACCAAGCAAGCTGCTAGCGACAGCGCCACCGATTGAAATTATTGCGGAAAGTTTCTTATTGGCCATCGCGCGGCAATCCATCCAAGAACCACATAAATCGTGTGGTCGTTAGTCGTTCAATTTCTGAAAGCTGCCAGCCTGTGTGGCTGGACAGCGCCAGTATACCGCCGCGTAAATAGTCGCGGCTTAGTCTAAAAAACTGCCGTACGCCAACTGAATACGCTGGTAATCGGCCATCGCCAGATTCTGGATATCGTCCGGCGTAACGTCGCACAGGTTCGCAAAGGTTGCGATTTCCTTGGCTGCGTCACTGCCCTGCATTTCGCTGGTGGCCAGCTGGTCGCGCACGGTCGGTTCGCGCATGCGCAGCGTGCTGGTCGATACGCCATTGAACGAATAGGCGCGGCGCAGTGTGATATCCACATGGGCGCCATCGGCAGTGGTCTTCAGGTAAGCGGGTGATTTCTTTGCTGTCATGGTGTTTGCCTCTTTAGAAAGGCCGGTCAGTCGCCGGCCTTGTTTTATGGGAAATTAAAAGCCAAGCGCGTCGCGGATCGCGCTCAGTAAATCGTTGCCGCCGATCACGCGAACCATGTTCACCGGATCGATTTCGTGAACAACAACGCCGTTGTGCTCCAACTTGTAGTAGCTCAGCGTCATGGACACCTTCATTTCCGGCGATTCACCCGGCTTCGTTGTGCCTGGGTCAATCTCGGTGATCTTGCCACGCATCGTGTGCTTGACCGTCTTCACCGTGCCGTCGAACGATTCCAGCGCTTCACGGACAACGAACGGAACTTCGTTGCCTTCGCTGACGCCAAACCACGACAGCACATGGCGGTCGTAGCACTTCAAACTGAAGTCGGTCGTCAGCTTCTCCATGCCCTGCGTAATATCGATCGGCAGGTCCATGCCGCCGCCGCGGAATTCTTCCGTCTTCAGCGTCAGCTTTGGCGGGTTGAACTCGGTCAACTGGCCGGCATAACCACGGCCATCAAAAAATAGGTTGGCATTCTTGCGAACGTCGCGTGCTGTCATTGGTCGTTATCTCCGATTAGTCGAACAACTCGACGACGTAGTCATTCACCAGGTGCGAACGGAACGTGACGTGCTCCGCCGGGTAAACCGGTGTGAAATCGAAGTCGAAATAGATTTTGCCCTGCGCGATCTGGTCTGGCGTGTTCAACGCAGGATCTGCCCAGCACTGGCCACCAAGGATGGCGCCGCGTGACTTCAGGCTGCGCAGGTACGCGTTCACGCCTTCTTTCACGTCGTCGATGTACAGCTTGGTAATGCCACGATCGACTGCCCACAGGTGATTCCGCAGCAGGCTTTCGTTGATCATGTCAGCGGTGCGGACAACGCACAGGAACGCCCATTTCGGATCGCTCGATAGCGTGCGGTTGCCCCATAGCCGCCAGCCGTTCTGGCGAATAATCGTCGCGACGTTCTTTTCGTTCAGCAGGTTGGCGCGGCTGTTCGGATCGCCAAGCGTGAAATCGATAGGCCGCGCAGTGCCGGTGATGCCGTAAATTTCTTTGTTTGACGGCGACGCCCAGAAGCCGATGTCGTTGTCAGTGCGTGCAATGAGACCAGCAACGATCGGCGAACTGTAGCCAGTGACGTTGTCGCCGTCGCTGTCCAGCTTGGTGATCTGCGGGTCACAAACATAGACACGCTTGCTGCCGAAATCGCCAGCGTACGCAATGGCCGCCGCGTCGGTGGTGCTCGGCCCGTCGGCCAGAATGACCGCACGAAGACGATCCGCAATCGCCAGCAGTTCAGCCACTACGGCGTTGCCGATAGTGCCAAAGGATGCCGTGGCCGTTGCGCCAGTACCGCCGCCGCCAGCGAATGCGACGGTGGGTGCGCTGGTGTAGCCGGTGCCAGGATTGGTCACTGTGACCTTGGTCACGCTGCCGCCAGCCACTGTGGCCACTGCCGTCGCACCAGTACCGCCGCCACCGCTCAGCGTGACAGTCGGCGCGCTGGTGTAGCCGGTACCGGCGTTGCCGATGGTGATCGCTGAAACAGCGGTCGCACGGCGCTGGTGTGTGAATCCAGGCGCCAGCAGGATCTTTGGCTGGTAGCCCACCACAGATTCCGCACCTAGGAAGGCATAGACGCCTTCGTATTTTCCGTTGACGGCATTCACGCCGCCAATGACGTTGGCCAGCGTGGCAGCTTCATTCGCACCAACATCAACGCGAACGACGATAACAACCGCGCCGATCTGGTCTAGGATGCTGTCAACGGCTGAAGGCAGCGTGCCAAGGCCAGTGCCAAGCATGTCCAGCTTGGCGGCTTCGGTCTTGCTGCCAGCAATCAAAACAGGTGTGTTCAATGGAAAGGCGGTGGCGTCTGCACTAGGCGCCGTGCCTACGATGCCGATCACGCTAGACCGGACGGTCTGGATCGGACGTGAACCGGAATCGATGTCTAAGACCTCGATTCCGTGCAAAAAGGTTTCTGCCATTTGGTATTTCCTCAGTCTGCGCGCACAG